CATCAGTTCCACTCACAAGAGCAGAATTACCAATAGCCATTGATTTATTTGCTCCAGTAGCGTTATACATAGGTTGATGACCTATTGCTATAACATGGCCCCAATTAGTGCCACCAGTTACAGCATAACCAGCAGCGTAACCTAAGAATGTAGAAAAGGCTCCCTCTGTAGTAGCTGAAGTACCAGCATAATTATATCCAGCCATTTTTCCGACTGCTACATTCTCTCCTCCTATTGTGGCTTTATATAAAGAATCATATCCGATTGCTGTATTTCCAAGTGCTGTAGTTAGAGTGCGTGCTGCTTGACCGCCTACCAATGTATTTGTGTGACCTGTTGATACGTTATACCCTGCTTGATAACCTACAGCCACATTATTATAACCTGATTTTGTATCTAATAAAGTTTCTCTACCTATGGCTATATTGTTATACCCTGTAGATATCTCTTTCATGGATTCGTGTCCAATTGCTATGTTATGAGCTGTAGAAGATGTAGCATCTGTGTCGGAATACATAGCGTATGTACCAATAGCTATGTTTCTTTCAGCAGCTCCTTGCATATTTTGAGCAGCACCATATCCAACAAAAATATTCATGTTACCTAAATCTGAACTTGTGTTATATCCAGCCAATGCACCTAAAAATGTATTATATTGACCAGCAGCAGAATACCCTGCTTGACTTCCTACAAAGGTATTATTAATTTGAGTAGTCATAAAAGTACCTGCTCCTCTTCCTATCATTGTATTAGCATCACCTGTGGTAACGTTCATTCCTGCCTGTTGACCTATGAGTGTATTTTCATCACCCTCAGTCATATCATCTCCAGCTTGATATCCTAGAGTAGTATTGTAATTTGCTGCGTTTAATGTTCCCGGTGTCGCACCAAGATACATAGATTCAGTTGCACCAGAAGTAAATAATAATGCATTTGCTAATGTGTCAGCAGAAGATGCATAAGGAATATAACCAGAAGAAACCGAACCACCTATTCCTCCTCCTGCGGTTAAATCATGCGCAGTGCCTGCATCATCTGTGAAATATAATTTGTTTGGTGTAGAGCCTGAAACCCAGACTGTACCCCATGCCGTCGTTGCTGTGGGTGACGAACCCTTTTCCGATAGTTGTATAGTATCTACTACACTGATACCGTTGTTAGTTGGTAGTGTGCTACCACCGAATGCTGCCTTACCTGTGAACCTTCCTGTTCCTACAACGTGTAATGTTTCACCGGGTGCAGTTGTGCCTATACCTACATCAGCACCATCAGTTATACGCATTACCTCTGTACCATCATATTGGTTAAAAGCTATGTCATATGCATCTTGTTTCGGTTGGAAAGCTATAGGACTACTTGCACCACAAGTTAATCTAAACATCTCTGCACCTTGTCGTTTAAAGTTAAATACAGAAGAGTGTGCATCTAGATTTATATCATCGCCAGCATCAACAACAAGTTTTCCAGTAGAAGTAAGAGCTATGTCTTGTGAAGCTGTTGTAGTTGTTTTAATGTGAAGGTCTGTACCGTCACTGTAAATGTAATGTTCGTCATCTTCGAACTGTAGTTGTGTGTTGGTCCCAGATATTCTCATATATCCTGAACCAGCAAAATGCCAGTTAGTTCCTTTAAGATATGAGTTAGTTACTCCTAGTCTCATTTCTTCAGTAGTACCAGCGTATAGAGCTACTTCATTAGTATCTACTCTTGATATTCTACCTCCAAGGTCACTACCTGATACATATATAGAACCTGAGAATTGTATGTTGCCGCGTACATCTAATGCGTCATTAGGTGCACTTGTACCTATACCAACATTACCCGTTTCATCTATACGCATTCGTTCAGCTTGTGTACCAGCACTCGCTGTGTAAAACGCTAATTGACCATCATCTTTGTTAGTGGTATCTGGACCGGTCATAATCATCATAGTACCAATAACTGTTCCGTCCCACTTACCTCTCATTGCCATAGCGTGTGAATTTTCACCTGACCTATTTGCATCACCAAGTAAAGTGATAGCGGTATCACCAGTATTAGTCATAGTAAGTGTAGATGCATCCCACGCAAAAGTATCAGCTCCTTCTATAGAATTAGCTGTAGAAGCTCCTATAGCTATTTGGTTATCCGCTATAGAACCACCGATGGTTCCACCACCTCCCGCGGCTGCATCAACATAAGCTGTCGTTGCTACCTTAGTAGAGTTATCGCTTGCAGATTGTGTTGTTGCTGTAGTAGCTGAATCTATAGTTCCTGATAATGAACCCATGAAAGAAGCAGCTGTCAAATGTCCTTGTTGATTAAGGCTCAGTTTTTCAGAATATGATGATTGGTCTGTAGAATATTCCCACACCATAGTTTGAGGTGCAGTTACTACACCGGACGCACCTGACGCCGCTATTCTCCATCCTACTGGGTCTCCAGCAGGGTTAGCAATAGATGTAGGTCCATATTTAGTAAAGAATATTGTAGGATAGCCTGCGTGCTCACCAGCAGCTCCATCTGTCTCATCTTGAGCTAAGTGAATACGTGGGTAATAAACATAAGAAGAACTGTCACCAGACTTAACTTCATCAGAAATTTTAAATGAAGCAGTTCCTACATCTGGAGTAGCAATTATTTGATTTCGGGCTAAATTTACCCAATTAGTTACTCCTGTAATATTAGTAGTGCTTCCTACGTTAAGAGTGCTCTTTAATGTAGTAGCACCTGTGGCTACTAATGTAGAAGTTATATCTGCGGTACTCTTAAATGTAGCAGCACCTGTCGCAGTTAATGTAGTGCCAATATCGGCACTAGTACCAATAGTGGCACTAGTTGTGGTAGATACTGAACCTGTTATAGTTGTATTACCTGATAGAAGAGATGTCCCTTCTTGTGTTAAAGCTCCTTTAAAATTGTTTGTTCCAGTAGCTGATATTCCTACACCTGTGGCATTATCAATAGTAACTGGTTCTAAGAAAGAAGCAGCTCCACTAACTGATAAGGCTCCACTTACCCCTAGAGTTGACTGGAAATCTACCGCAGTCTTTGCTATATTACTAGCTCCACTAAGTATTATATTATTAGAGCTATCTGTTTGTAAATAAGCACTACCAACCAAACCAGTAGCAGCATTATAAAAGGTATTGTAATATTGAGTAGAGGACCCAATAGAACCTGTAGCTACAGAGCTTACATCTATATCAAATGATGGAAATCCAGTAGTACCTTCGATAGTAATGTCTCCACTTGCTAAAGAACCTCCTGTAGCGTAATAATTAGCATCATCATTAGCTGCCCACGACATTACACCAGCATCTGTAGATGTTAAAGCATAACCACTTGCATCTGGATATGCTAAAGGAAGTGTGTATGTCTGAGCTTCAGTGTTAACTCCTACTTTTATAGTGGTAGGGTAATCTCCTGTATCATCAGTATCAGGATTAATCTTAATATAACCTGCTGCTGTAGCATTTCCTCCGACAACAAGTCCAGTGGTAAATGAAGCTTCAGCTGTAAAAGTAGTAGCTGGAGTAAAAGTAGTCATTGCATTACTAACTACATCTCCTACACCAGTCATCGACCCTGTTATTTTAGAGTCTGTACCAAAACTTAAACCATCAAGATAAAAATTAGAACCAGCAAAAGCTGCCCATCCTAATCCACTAGCAGCGCCACTATCAGCTACTAAAGCATAGCCATGAGTGCCGGATGCTAAAGTAAGAGGAACTCCTCCTACATCAGCACTAATAACAGAGCCTTTCGTAAGACTTGGAATGGGACCAGAAGCTTGACTAACATACCTGCTTGTCCATGCTCGTACACCGCGCCAATCTAAGTTTTTCATCTTCTTACGACTCCTTTAAAAAAATTGGGAGTGGTTAGGGCCCACTCCCTGAGCCCATGTTATTTAACGTATCTATACGTTTACAATAACTGCTGCGGACATCGGACTTGTAATCTTCAATCCATATCTCATCGACATGTAAGAACCGACAATACCGAATCCGGGATTTGCCTCTTCTACAGTCAATGGCCTTCTCTCGACATAACTCATTGGCTTAACAGAGTCGTCCCACATGAAAATCCTATCGCTAGGACACCATGCGTTTGTAACAATGTTTAAACCATAGATGCTACCTACAAGACCACTTCCAAGTGTATTCTTGAATGGAGCAGTTTCTTCTACGACATAAGGGAACGACGCATTTGCCGTGGTACTTATTGCTGTAGTAAAGTCTGCTAAATTCAAAAGACTCTTGTAGTGAGCTGGGGAAACCATTAGTGACGTAGCGTTGAAGCCGTGTCCACCAATTAATTCCATAGCGTCAGTTAAATCACCTAGAGCTATTGCTCCAGCTGTTGAACTGTCTGCTTGTATGTAGTGACTTGATTGAAGGGTGCCAGATGCTGTTAGACCGTATGAATAGTTACGTCCTACGTTAATTTCTGACCCAGAACCTAGGAAACCACCATAGACGTTATCGCTAAAGTCTACAATGTTAGCCTCAGTTGTGGATTGAATAATGTTTGCTCCGTCGACACCGGTTCCGAAACCTGCGTCGTAAATACCGAGCAATGCGTAGATTGTATGTTTCGTCATGTGACGGTCTACTGCTCTGCGTGCTTCATTTAAAGCCATCTCTACTTCGTTAAATCTTGAATCTTCTATCATACGACGGGTTACACCTACTGCAAGTCCCCACTCGCCAACAGACACTCTCTCGGAGCGTAAGTTAGTGTGTTGATACTTAGGAGTGTTTCCTTCGTTGATTTCTTCCATGCCCATTGAGGGCTTTGCGAATGTGATATCAATATCACCGCCAGTCTCTGTGGTCATAGGTTCTGTGAACATACTCAAAGCTGCAAGGTCTGTGACCTTATAATCTTTGATTGCGTCCTTATAATCTATGAGTACACGTTCTCCGGTACCACCGGTAGCTGCGTAAGCTCCAGTGTTAAGGGAGGTCAGAAGACCGGGTGCTGTATTATCTGATAATGCGACCATGTTATCTACCTACCTAGTGGGTTATTACCTTTGTTAACCCTGCGCCGGAATTGTTTTCCAATGTAGTTGCTTGACAAGTTGGTTTTGTCGTTGCGTTAGTTGCTGTTATAAGTTGACCATCGGTTGTACCGAGCATCATACCTACACCTGCATTAACGTTTGCGCAATATACATTAAGAACAACACCGTGTCCAGTAATGACACTGGCTATGTTGCCTGACGTAATGGTTGTTAGTGCGTATCCGACTACAGCAAATTCGCTGTCGCCTGAGTTCGCGAGCTTTGCTTCGCCACTGGAATTTATTGCTAATGCATATCCAGCAGTTAAGTCTTCTGCTGCTACGAACGGTAAGATACGTGCTGGTGCACCACCGTCATTCAGTAATATTTCTGTTGCCATATTTAATTACCTCTTAGTACTTCTGGGTTCAATTTAAATCGCCCAGTTTTTTCGTCCATCTTGACTGCAAATTGCCTTTCGGTCTCTGTTGGAGACAGTTCTTCACCCTCGTTGGATTTACCCTTTCCGAAGGTTCTTTCGGTCTCTTCAGGTACCGGCATTGCAGCAAGAGCTTCGCTGAAACCAGTCAGCCTTGGTTCATCCCAAGCAGATAGTTCTTCGACGCGCGCATCCTTTTTGTCTTCATCAATTGTATTGAATAAGATTTCTTTGGATATAATTGCTTCTACTGTCTCAACTTTTCTAGCTTCTGCTTCTTTTGCAGCTCTCTCTTCTTCAGCAAGTTTGAAGGTCTCAATTGTCTTGAGTGCCTCTTCATACTGAGATTTGATTTCTGCATTGGAAGCTTCAACTTCTTCCAGTTGTGAACGTAGTGACGCAAATTCGCGCTCGACTATATTCTCTGCCTCGGATTTCACAGGAGTTTCTTCAGTCATATTTATTACCTCTTGTTTCCCGTCTGAACATTCACAAGCTCCTTCATGACCTCCACAACCACAGTCATGGTCGTCATCCTTAGCTTGTAAATCACACGTTTCATTATCATTCTCTATTGTACATTCCTTGCAGACGGGGTCCATTGTTTTATTATCAATAAAACTAACCTCTGTGGGACGAATGTTCGTTGCGAACGTATCGCCCATCACATCAACATCATTGGAGAACCAATCAATGCTAACATGTGTCATATCCCCTTCCTTTACTTTTTCTAACACTTCTTTACCGCTCTCAGTTTTGTTATCTACTTTAGCTAACATCTTAATTGCAGTCATTCCATTATCCATCTCAAACACCTCAGGATTAGCAGCCATGCCAATTAAATCGTCTGATGTCCTTTGATGGTTCAGATATATAGGAAGCTCTTTAAAACTTTCTATATCCTTTCTTAACACCTCAGGTTCTATATAAACCTTTTGCTGTATATCATCTTCTTCATACTCATGAGGCCCTGAAGTTATAGCTATAACAGGAAATGTTACAGCTTCTACTCCTTCCTCTTCAGTAAATGATATATCTTCACTCTCTCCTAATGATAGAGCAAAGGTTCTTCTTTTATCCCCTTCTACTAGAGTTCTTCCAAATTCTCTCTCTACCCCATTCTCATCTGCCCATGTATTGCACATAGAACTAGCTAGCTCCTCGTGATTATCAATACCACGCTTTTTTAAGGTAGTACCTACCGATACTACGCACTTTTCATAACTCATGCTCTATCTCCTGTCGCATTGGCAGCGGGTTTCATACCACGATTCTGCGCTCTAGCGCTCTCTTCTTTTTTATCGGTATTCTTACCACCAGCTACATTTACGTTTCTGTCAGAAGGTCCTTCTGGAATTTCAGTAACACCTGCTTTCTTTACAGCAACGTCTTTTAACATATCTAATTCAACGACTCCCTCAGGGTCGAGACCACGCTCTTCCCTAACTTCGCCGGGTGATAATACTCCTTCAGATAAATAAATCATATCTGTCTTAGCTTTAGTAAATGCATCTTCAACATTAATCTGCCTGAACTTAAATTTAGCCTCACCATCTTCTATCTGAGGCATTAACTGAGCATTCAAAGCCGATTCAATCATTGTTTGTAAGTATCTTACATAGGGTTCAAAAATAGGACGAGCCTTGTCGGGGTCTGTCCACATTGTTTTAGGAACTTTTAAAGCCATATGAATTTTATCTAATATATCATCTGTATATTTCCCATATTCAAAGGCACGTTGTGTTCCTTGTAGTTCTTTTATTTCTATATCATTTCCATGGATTATATCTTCACCGGGAGCTAAATTATTAAAAGCATCTACTACTTCATTAATTTTATCAGGTCCATAAGGCATATCAGGTAATCCACATGATATATCAAATCGAGAAGAAGCATATTTATTTAAGGCCGCTCCTATATCTCTTTCTGCATAATCTTTTAAATCTACTAAATAAAGAATAGGGTGTATGTCAGATAATCCATATGCATAATCATCAAAAGGGTTATTAAGTAAAGCACAAATCTCCTCTGGTTCGAAATGTATATTATCTTTGTCATCACCAATATCTTGATAATAGTATTTAATTTGACCATGTTCATTTCTTTGTACATACATGTTCTGGCTAGAACGAAGAACTAAATTATCTCCGGTCCACTCCATATAACCTGTTCCAAATATTCGAGCATTACGAACCCAACCATATAAAAGATTCTCAATATTTATATCTCTAAACATTTCTTCTATACGTTCTCTTATATCATCCTTTTCTGTTACTATGTCAAAATTATCTTTAACAGCATAAAAACAAGGAAGGTCTATCAAACTTCTAACGATAGGGTCAGATAGATATACATCCATATACGTTCTAGGTCTTCCTAGATGCTCTTCATATTTCTTTTTAGTCCCATAAGAAAAATTATTAGAAAGGTTTAATCTCTTAATTATACCTGCTCCAAAACTTACTGGGTCATCCTCTTTAAATGGAGGTTCGCTTCCGGTTGTGGCGAAAGCTCTACGTACTCGGTCAAAAATCGCCATGGCTACCACTTATATAGTATTTCATATCAGTATATAAAGATTTCGTCATAATGAAAACTTCCCTTTTGGATTGAAATTTCGTCCTTTTGTTCTAAAAAGGGAAACTCCTGAATGTCGCCCTATATTAGAATTAAGTTGACGATTTGCTTGAGATTGCCCTGTTTGAGAAGAAGCTACAGTGGCAGTACCGGGTAACATAGCTAACGTTGCATGTATACCTAAAACTGAACTATCACAATAATCATCATGCTTACTATCAGGCGCGCTAATGCGTTCTGTTTTATTAGCAGCATCCATAACATATTCTAAATCGACATGTTCTCTAAACCATTTATTAATCACTTTACGAGATACCATATCTAATGGTTCTGGATTAGGTACTTTAACTTTATGTTGTTGCATAAAGGAAACATAGTCTCTATATATCTGAGTTTTACTTCCTTTAGGTCCCCCTGTAAATACAAATGGTAAAAAATGAATCTGAGGATTACTCTGAATACATTCTAATCTGATGTCTTGCTCAATAGCACCACCAATCCCCGTAGCATCAATAATAACCTGACCAACGCTAAAACCACGAGCAATATCCATAATACGCTTTCGCTGATATGGTATGTCATGCCCACCGGTTCTAGGATTGATTTCCTCAATATATATAAGGCGTGCGATATCCCCGAATTCATCTTGCTCCCTAGCCCAAACACTAATAACAGTACTATTGACAGATTTCCCAATGTCAACAGCAACAGTGCAATTTTTGCCGCCATGCTCATAGGTTCCCGGTTCGTAGAGTTTGTAGTCATCATAACACGCCTTAACTTTTTCTGGATTGAATACATTTGAAATACTTTCCACAAATTCACATTCATATTCAGTTCTCCAGTAAATAGAGTCTTCACCCCACTCCATCATTTTAGTTAACATATCTTCTTCAGTATATGCTGGTGAATATGCTTCACCTTCTTTCACTGCATCTCTCCACGTAAAGTGTAAACGGGTCCAGCTATCTGCATAAGCGTCATCATATAAATAACGATGCATATGGTTGTCTTTAGACTTTGGAGTACCTAAATTTATGAAAGGGGCCATATTTGAAACTATCGCTGGTTCTACATTATCAATGAACAATTTATCGTCGATGAGTGGGGACTCATCAACAATACAGAATGTAGGGTGTTGCCCACGTATAGATTGTCCTTGATTACTAGGCGCTAATGGAGCCCTACGCAATAATGTGCCCCCCTTCATGCGTATATGGGGCTTATTGTGAAATTTGTAATTATCTACTAAGCTATCTAAGAACTTATTATCTTTAAAGTTTCTATAGATATATCCAAAGATTAATGCTGCTTGGTCCTCTGATGGCGCCAATACAAAGATTAAATCTCTAAATCGCTTAAAAAACATATAGATAGTAGCAGCGATAGCTAATGCATAAGATTTACCACTGCCTCGTGGAGCTAATATAGCTAATTTACGTTGTTTACTATGTTTAGGGTGTGTTAATGACTTGACAATTATTACTTCTTGTAGCGGTCTCAACTTAAGAGGTCGCTGTTTATTGTCAACTAGATACGCACTACAAAAGGCACGTATCAATTTTCTCATTTTTTCTTCACTATGTCTACATTCTTCGAATATATTCTCTAAAGCCCTTGAATCATGTACACCTTTACCTGTCAGTGCTGCTTGTAGTTTCTTCGATTCGTTCTTCACTTGTGTTGTCATCTGATAAATCCTCTAAAAAGCTAGCAAACCCTTCTGTTTGGGTTTCTAACACTGTAGGTATTTCTATATTTAATGCTCTGAATTCCGTATGTATGTCACGAACGATTGAATTTCTTTGGCGCAAGAGCTCTGTTCGTAAGTTAACATCCCGAATATGTAAAGAAATTTCTTCCCACAAAATGTCTTCAAGAGCAAGATTGCGAGCCAGCAACCGTACAAGTTCTTTATGACGTTCATATTCCCCTGCTCCTACTCGCTCGCGTAATCTATGCTCGTATTCCTCTTCGTTCAAAGTGCTTTGCCTTCATCAAGGGCAGATTTAACTTTAGACTTAACCAATGCGGCAAGTTCATCGTCTTTCTCATCCCATGCTGTGACTAATACATTTCGAACCAAAGAATCTTTTACGTGCTTTTGTGCTGTTTCATCAAGCTTTTCAAAAGCTTTCATCTGGGCTTTAGTTAGATTCTTATCTAACATGTCCATTAATTCAGCTTCGTTGTTCTTTAAATACTTAAAGACTAACTCTTTAACTGCTGGTACAGTATAAGCGATATAAGCGCCTAAAGCTAATACCAATGCAGCGAGTGCTGCTAATAATGGGTCATCCATTAAAGCGTCTAACATTCCAGATTCTTCTACAGTGTCCAATATAGCAGTAAGATTACCGTCGTCAGCAGTCTCATTTGTTGCAGTTTCATTGGTTGCTGTGTTGTTATTTGTTTCATTCATA